CCTTGCGGTACGCAGGCGACGACGTGGCGATCATCCGGACAGCGACCTCGCTGTCGACGTCGATCAGCTTGTCGATGTCGTTCTGGGCCTCTTCGCGGCTGACAGCCGGATGGGAGGGCCGATACGACCTTTCGGCGATCTTGCGGGCACCGTCACGGTAGCCCTGCTCGAGACCGTCGAGGCTGGTCGCCAGGACGCGGTACTCCTCGAGCTTCGTCGGGTCGTCGGGGACACGCGAGCCGGGACGCTTCGTCTGGAAGCTGAACCGGTCGACGTCGACGGCCTCGGTGTTCTCCTCACGGGCGGCCAGGCTCGTGATGTACGCCTGCCGCTCCTCGAGCTCACCGATGAGCTTCTCCGTGCGGGCACGCTCGACCTTGAGGGCCTCGAACTTCTCGCGGGCCTCCGGGCTGAGCTCGACGCCCGCGTACTCGGCGTCGACGCTCTTGATCTCGTCGGTGAGCCGCGAAAGATGCTCGCGGTACTCGTCGACGCTCTTGTTCTCGTCCATCATTGCCTTTCAGATGTTTCGGGTTTCGTGAGCCAAAGCAGCTCACGCCAGTCGCGAGTGGTGGCCTCGGGAGGCTCCGGCTCATCATCGGACTGGGTGGTGACCTCAGAAGGTTCCGGCTCAGTCACTTCACGAATCTCCCCGTCGGGAGACGCGTCGTTATCGACCCCTTCGTGCGGGGCTGAATTCTCTTCGTCCTCGGGCTCGTCGCCTTCGTCCTCCTGCACCTCATACGGCACCAAGGACGCGATCTGCTTGATCACCGACTGCATCACAGGCACGTTCGCCTGGTCGGCCGGCTCGTCTTGTTCGCCGATGTAGCAGGCGCCGAGCTGGAGCATCTGCGCGAGAGTGGAGATGTCCTCGGTGTCCATCCGGACAGACCGGGGAATCAACACCGAAGCCCTTCTCTCCTCAACGAACTCTTCGAGCCTGTCAAGGTCGAAGCCGTCGAGGATGTAGTCGTCGGTCATCGACCGCATACCAGCGGTTGCGCCGGCGTAGGCGGGGAACGTCACGATCGAGAACTCATGCAGGCGAACCTCGCGGATCGTCCGTTCCGGGATGCCGTCAGGGTTCATGTCGGACTTCGTCGGCCGCTTGTTGAAGTCGTCGCGGACGACCGAGAAGCCGATTGATGTTCCGTAGTCACCAGACCGGATGCCGGGGACAAGGTCACGGTTGTACGAGGTGTCGTAGAGGGGGACCTCGTACAGGCCGCCGTAGCCGTCCTCGTCGAGACGGGTCGGCTTCCCCAACGGTTTCTGGCCGATGCTGGGGTCGCGGCCGTGCTGGAACAGAACCTTGATGTTGTTGCCGTTCTCGCGGAGCGTCTTCGTGAACGCGCCAGGCGCGATCGTCTCGAAGAAATGGCCTTCGTAGGCGCTCTTGATCTCGGTCGGCTGGCTGAACGGTGCGAAATGTCCGGTGACGACACCGAGGGACCCGTCGTCGTCGGAGGTACGCAGCGTCATTTCGGGGTTTGCCCTGACTAGGCGCTCACGCGGTGGTGTCGCGGGCATGCTGTCGCCCGCCCCCGGCCGGGCGTGTTCGTCGTTACTCATCAACATCTCCTAGTTCAGAGCCGGAACAGGCTTGACGCCGTTTCCGTTCCCGTTCTGGTTCGCGGGCTTGGTAGTTGTGTCGGCCGGCTCGTTTGAATCCCCCTCGGATCCAACTGGTAAAGCCTTCCCGCCAGGAGGCGGCTGAAGCTGAACCGACAGGAAGCCGGAATGCTCCAAACGTGAGAAGTCCTGCGCCATGACCGCGTCGATCGCGGTGTCAGGGTCGAACCCGTTCGTTATCAAAGAGTTGATCGTCGACGCCTGGATCGACTGGATCTCGGCGGCGTCCTTCTCGTCCTCGCGGAGGAACGCGATCTGCGACTCGTCATACCAAAGCTCGCTCTTAGGCGGCACGGTGACGATGTTTGCGAGCGATCCGCACAGGTTTCTCCACATCGGACGCAACGTTCCGTCGGCGAAACTCCTGCGGGCCATCGCGTAGTTCGAGTAGGTCGCCGATGCGAGGCCTTCGGAGAGGCCTACGAGCACCGGCGGCACACCGAGGGCTGCTGCGATACGGGTTTCCCCGGCGCCCTGGGTGGCCTTGAAATCGATCTGCTTCAAATCCGCCCCGACCGGAGTGACGTCGGCGCCTGCGGCCAGGAAAAGCGTCTTGTAGGCGTTGTCGGACCCTTCGTTCTTCGACCGGAACAACTCGATGTACGCCTTGTACTGCTCAAGGTCGGGCGTGTCCAACTTGACGACGAGCTGCGGCGTGGCACCGTTCTCGAAGAACTTCAGTTTGTGGTCCATCGCGGCCTTGTCAGCCATGATCTCGCGGATCAGCGGCGTCAGCGGGCTCATACCACGGAACTGGGCGAGAGGATCAGGGGTGTGGATGAAGTGGGCGACGTCGCGGGCGTCGTAGGTCACCGGGTCGCGTCCCGAGTTCGGGCCGCCCGGGTGGTAGATGATCCCGACCACCTCAGCGTTCGCGTCCCACGCCTGGGCGCCGTCGTCGGAGCCGATGACCAGCGTCACCCAGTCGGGGCGTAGACACCGGATCTGGCGGCCGACGCGGACGTTGAACGCGTTCCCGGCCAGAATCCCGTAGAGAAGGTCCCTGGTGAGCAGGTCGCCGGTGTTCGCGGACGGCCACGGCTGCTCGAGCGGCACCAGATCATCCGTCCCGAACAGCCGCCCGGGCCCGCCGGTCCGGAGTTGCCGGAACTGGAACCGGGCCTCGCTGAACACCGATAGCTGCTTCGCGATACAAGCGAACACCACCGAGTCCGACATGAACGCCTGCGACGCCAGGCTGGCGAAGTTGCCGCCGATCTGCTCCTGCGGCTGGTTAGGAACCGAATAGTTGACGCCCTGATACGAGAACTGGGTGACAAGGTCGACCCACTGGTCAACCGAAATGAAGGGTGCGTCACGTTCGGCCGAGCGGCCGTTGAGGATCCGGTCGATGATCATTTAGGTGGTGACTAGGTCGTAGCCGAGAACGAGGAGCAGCAGGCCGAGGATGACGAGCGCGGCGGGCCAGTAGACGGCGCCGACGCCCACGACGACCGCTGCGAGGCCGAGGACGGCCAGGACGGCGCCGATCGCCTCATTGCGGGTCACGCGTACTCGACCGCCATCAGGAACCTCGACGGGTTCTGGGCATGCCAGGACGCACGGTCGAACGCGATGATCGACGCGACGGCACCGTCGATCTTGCGGGGAGAGTCAGGGTGGTCCTTCATCACGACAAGACCTGCCGTGGTCTCGCGGGTCACGCAGTTGCCGAAATGGGCGGACAGGTCGTTCCCGAGCTCGCCGCCGAACTTCACCTCAGCCGAGTTCAAAGCCGACTGCATCCGTTCACAGGCCGGCGCGAACCGGGCAGGCTTGTTCGTGTCGAAGAACAGGACTTTGTCGCCGTACTGGGCCGCCCACACGTCGCCTTCGGCGTACCAGCCGGGAGGGTCGAAAGCGAGTTCGACGACGTTGAAGCGGACGAAAGCGTCGGCGATTGCCTTGTGAACCTCGCGCCGTGGGACGCGCCACTCATCGTCCCCAGGTGGCTTCGCCCAGCGGCGCAGAGGTTCTAGCCGACTGTCACTCGAATCGATGCTACACGCAACCAGCCATGTTTCATCCCGACGTTCGGAACCGTCGAAGCCCAAGACGACCTTCGACCCCTCCTCGAGAGGAACGAATCCATCCATCGCCCGTCCGAGCACGGGGGGAGGGACGAAGGTCGTCTCAGTCTCAGCCCAAACACACCCATGCAGCTGCAAAACCTGCGCGTCGGTGAGTTCGGGGTTCTCCGCCTGCTTGCGGAGGAAGTCTTCGGTGATCCACGGAGCCGGATTCGCCAACTTCATGCTCTTGACGTCATAGGGGTCGGCGGTCGGTGCTTCGTGGTTGTAGACCAGCATCTGCGCCGCCGTGTTCCGGCTGATCGTCAGGCCCGGGATCGTCTCGACGTCGCCCTTCAACGCCGCATCGTCCAAAATCCGGCCGAGAATCGACGACTTCCGCTGGCTGGCCTCGCCGGCCGTCGTGATCGTGAACACCCGCGGCGCCGACCTAGCGCCTCCTCCCGAGGTCAGCGCCGCGTAAGCCCTTTTCAGCTGCGGCGTCGTCCAGGCATGAAGCTCGTCGACGATGACGTCGGACGGGTTGAAGCCGTGGAGGCGGGCCGGGTCGCTCGAGAGGCGGTAGATGACGCCCAAACCGTCCTCGCGGCGGATCTCACCCGCATGATCACGGACCCGGACGAGGCCTGAGAGAACGGATGACTGACGAACGAAGTTGGCGATGTCCTCAAAAAGGCGCTGCGCCTGCTTGTCCGAGCTCGCCGCCAACAGAATCTCAGGCGAGCCGTCCGTCGTCAGCATCCGCCACAACGCATACGCCGCCAGAAGCAGCGTCTTGCCGTTCTTGCGCGGCAGAACGATCACCGTCGACGTGAAAATCGGCGAGCCGGCCTCGTTGAAGCTCAACGCCTCGCCCATCATCCGCATCTGGAAAGCCTCCAGCTCGAGCGGCTGGCCCTTCCACTTGTCGATCCACTGCACGAGGTGCTCGGCGCAGAAGTCGGCGAAGTCGTCGACGTCCGAGCCGGCCGCATACCCGCTCCAAGGCTGTTTGGCCTTAGACGACAGCGGTTTCCTCCTCCAGAACAACGCCATTGAGAACGCCTCTGAGCAGCGAATCGCTGTCGAAGACACGGCGGGCGATCTCCCTCGCCTCGTCGGTCGTGATGATCCCACGGAACAGCAACAGATCGAGCGTCTGCGCGAGCTCGAAGTTCATCTAGCAACCCCCTCGAAATAGTGAAGGGGCCCGCACCCACGGACCCCTTCTCCAACCGAACCAACGGAACGATCGAAGCTTAGACCCATCACCCGACAGCCCTCAGATTCGCCGACTTCGGCTTCCGGATCGTCGGAACCGCGCTCGGGACAGGCCCACGATGAGCCTTCTTCACCTCAGCAGCCAACTTCACGATATGGGCCTCGGTCTCACGGATCATCTTCACGTAGGGATGCTCGAACGGAGCGTTCTCGCCCCGATACGCGATCAACTGGCGGCCCGACGCCTCCCACTCGTCATACATCTGCTGCAAACGATCCTTCGCAGCCTCCAAACGAGCCTCAGCATCCGAAAACTGGTCGGATTCAGATGACACGGACACCCGTCGGCCCTCCTCCACGGCTCATCCGGCGGACAGCATCAACCCGGTTCGCCGCCATTTGGGCGCGAAGCTCGGCCTTCGCCGCCTCGATGAGCCCAACGACCTCTTCGCGTGAAAGACGGTCACCATCCGCGCAAGCAGCGCAACCCTCGCAGCCATCCATGTCCTGACAGTCCACGCAAACGCAATTTGGCTTGTTCAAGCCGTTTTCGGCGGTTTTTTCGCTCATCAGGTTTTCAAAACACGAAACTTTCGGACGTTGAGGCCCGGACTGCGGCGGGAGGGACAGACGGTTCACGATCGGAACCCACCCCCCTACCTGGTTGGCCGCCGCCGACTCCGCGTTTCTTGTTGCAAGATGCATGAGCGGCTGCGAGGTTCGAGATGGAGTTCGATCCGCCCATCGCTACCGGATGGATGTGGTCGGGGACGAACGGATCATCGGTGGACGCAGGGCCGTGGCAGAGCCAGCAGACTGTGGCGTGTCGGAGTACGTAGGCTCGAGCCTTGCGGTATGCGGGGTCCTGGTGTGCGTCACGTGGGGCCTGCCTGCAATCATCACACGGGGTGGTTCGGCAGGGACTGCCGCAGTTGAGGCAGAAGCTAAGCGGCATCGAGTTCGGTGCGTTCCCTGATCCTGTCTGCGCGGGTAAGCCGGCGGATCGTCTCCTGCTCAGGGTTCGTGTCGGGGATTGCTCCTGACACTGACCGTCCGATCGCAGGGATGCCACGGAGCGCGAGGGGGTCACCAGGCTTGGTGAGTTCATGCCTCAAGGGCCGGGTGTCGGTGTCCTCGACCGTGTCGGCTAGCACCTGGGCTTGTGCGTGTAGCCGGCGGGACTGTTGGACGAATGCCCCGTCTGGGCGTAGGCGTGGCAGCAGCCTTGCTTCGTCAAGGCTTGGCCTGTTCGACTGGTGTGCCACTAAGGAGAGATGCCGTTCGGCGCGCACTACGGACAGGGTGTATGCGTGCGCGCAAACGGACGCCCGCGCATTATCCGGAAGGCATCGGACAGTTTTCATGCGGCTGATTGCTCAAGCTCGCGGTGGTGCCGGTCGACCTTCGCGAGGCCCCGGCATACACGGCTGCGGGCTGTGTCCAACGGGATCTGCAGGACCAGCGAGATCGCTTTGTAGCCGAGCCCTCGTGCCCACCAGTCGACGGCTCGCTGTTGGTGTTCGTCGAGCAGTCCGTGGGCGCGTGCGTAGGAGGCGACCTCGGCACGCTGGTCAATCGGTATGCCCCCGGGATTCACGCGGCCCTGTCGGTGCCTTCGCGCCACCGTCTGCGGTTGCCTTCTGTGCGTCGTTCGTCCTTGGTGTGAAGCGGGATCAGGTCAAGCCGATCGATCCTTCCCATCAACCACCGTTCGCCGACATCTGGGGTCAGGTCTCGTTCCCGCCCCGATCTAACGTCAACCGGGCGTCGGCGGCCGATGACGTCGCGGTGGATCGTGATAGGCGTTGAGATAGTTCTGACCCTCCAGTCGCCGTCGAGTTCGTCGCACTTAGCGGCGATCGCTCGAGCGGCGTCAATAACCGACATCTGTGTGAACTCGACGGTAAGCGCATCGACGGGTTGTTCGTTCTCGTCGAGACGGATCAGTGTCGCAGTCGCGCCGTAGGTCTTGCGTTCGCTGGGCTTGAGGTTGGGTTCTTTGGCGCCGACCGCAGCCAGATAGTCCTTGCCGTAATTGTGTGTCATACCTTCTCCTTGCTTCTGAATACGTCCACTGGCCTCAAGGCAAGCTCCAGCTGGGACGTCTTGATCGTCTTCGATCGAACCTCGAAACCCTGTTCGCGGAGGCCGACAAGCAGCCGTTCACGCACGGGGTTTGGATCGTCGATATCGAGCTCCAACACGATGCTCCACATCACGCCGCCGCCGCCTTCCGTTGTTCCTTCACCGCACAACTGCGGCAATGTCTCGACGCCTCACCGATCGGTACTCGGCATTCGATGCACAGGTTCTGCCCCAACTTGGGTGTGGGTTTCCAGTCCATCGTGTTCACCGTCGTCCCCGAACCCACGCCATACCAAGTCCTGCAGCACAAGCTCGAGCAGAACGGGTCCCTGAAACCAAGGTCGCCGCTATACGGGTTGTTGACCGGCTTCCTGGGTTTGCCGCAGCCGGCGCACAGGCCGTCGGCACGAACGTCGGGCTCGATCATGCAGCCCTGGCCACGCCAGCGAGGACACGGAGCAGATGGGCGACGTACTTCCTATCTACAGGCTCGCCTGCCACATCGATGTAGCGGGCCATGTGCTCAGCCGCACAGCAGAGTTCCTCTGCGGCAGGGTTCGCAGACTTCGCCGGCTTGACCAGTTCGTAGCCGATCGTGGTGTTCTTTGTCGGTGAAAGGGCGCCACCTGGCTTCAATGGGCTGAGTGCCCGGACGATCTCGTTGCGGATCACCTCCGCGGACAGCCCCCTTGATTCCAACATCCGGATAGCCAGCCCTTCGCCCTCACGCACCAGCCCGAGCAGGATGTGCTCGGTACCGATGTAGTTGTGGCCGAGCGAGAGCGCCTCGCGCAGCGCCAGCTCGAGAACCTTCTTCGCCCGGGGCGTGAACGGAATCTGGCCGGCAGGCATATCACCCGAACCGACCGTCAATCTGACCTCGTCGCGGAGATCGTCGATTGAGACCGACAACTGATGCAGCACACGCGACGCGATGCCTTCCTCTTCGCGGATCAGGCCGAGAAGCACATGCTCGGTCCCGATCAACGGGTGGCCGAGATTGCGGGCTTCGTCTTGCGCCAGAACGATCACCTGGCGAGCTCGTTCCGTGTAACGCTCAAACACCTATTTGCCTCCTCGTCTCTCCACGAACCGGACAGGCAACTCAGCCTCATCCACCACACAACCCATAGCCGTCTTAGAACTCACCCAGCTGAACCCATGAGCCTCGAGCAGCTCACCAAGCCTGGTTTTGTCGGCCTCGATGTCATCAGACTCGATCTCAAGGCGAGGAATCACGTACCACCTCACTGGACACGACCGCCTATGCGGTCGTTCGTGTGGAGGCCGTCCAACGTGTGCGCTCCGCAGCGGGCGCAGAACGCGTGCCGCACCGAATCGCCCAGGCCGGTGATGTCAACCCAGTCGTGGTCACACGCCGGCAGCGGCTCCCAACCGTCCGGAAGTGGCTGATCCGTCGGCGACGAGCGCAGCAGGTCG